CTTGACTTCTCTGTTTGACTGCATTACGAGTACAACAGCACATCCATGTTTCTTGCTAAGTGCAAACAGCCGAGTTGCAATGTTCTTATATTTCTCTTGATCTCGAGTAGCTCCCTGATCGTCATCCATATAAGAAATACCATCAATTATCAGTAACTTGATACCGTGCTTCCCTACAAATGAATCAAACGCAGCAGGAGTTGCACCATCGGGAAAGTCTTTGTCCTCTAGAACAAACGCTGAAGTTTCTTCAGAAGGTAGATTCTTTATGTACTCCAAGTACTTTTCACTGTATTGAGCTCGATGTAATGAGCTATTTTCAAAATGACCTCTCCAGGTATCAAATCTAGTACCTAGAAATGCTGCTTGCATTTCAGGAGAATAATAAGCGACAGGAAATCCATTTTTCTGTGCAGACTCCATCATACGAGTGCAACACCAGGACTTTCCTGCATTAGTTCTAGCTATGAGGACAAGCAACTCTTCGACAGTGCTTAGCCCGCCGTACATGACTTTGTCGATTTCAGGAAAACCTGTAGGAATTCTCTTTTGGGAATTGTATTCTTTTATTTTGTCAGCACGTTGTTGTGCATCTTTGATAAGATCGGTAGGTGCAACATTGCTTAACTGTGCCGCTTTGGTGCACTGCGATTGCAAATACATCCATGCATCAGCTACATCGCCTTCACCAAGATCTTTGATCTTGTTAAAAGTCTCAGTCAGTAGCAGCTGTTGCTTGTATTCACGAAGTCGATCAATCAGATATTGTAAAGGTTCTGTGACTGCTACAGTTACAAAATCATTGAATTGTGCTTGAAAATCAAATGGACTAGGTACTATATTATACCTAGCTACATGATCTCGGATGTATTTGATCTCATTGCTATATGCCGAGTAGTATGAATCGTCAAAACCGAGTAAGGTGTCAACCTCAGTCTTATCATCACTAGTAAGGATTCTTGATATTACTTGTACTTCGATAGCCCCTAACATACGCTACACCACCTTCTGTTTACTGAGTAAATCAGTCAATCTAGCGAATAAAGGTCCATCTCCTACAAGTGTTGATATCTGAGGAGAAACTACTATAGTAGTAAGATCAGGATTCATGCGTGACTGGAGAAGCGAAAGTAAGGTCTGACATTGAAAATCTTTGAAATTAACAAAATCAATGTTAGATATGATTAGTACTTTCGCAGAAGAAATCCATATCTTGACATAGTCTAGTTCTTCGCTATCTCCATTAGAAGACCAGCTCTTCTGCACTGCTTCAAGATACTGTGCATACTTTAGATTGTAAACTGTACAGTGCAACTGGCTTCCTCGCCAATGCTGGCATATTGCACAATAAGTAAGCAGATCAGATAACGCATTTGTAGACATATTCTCGACAACAGTTCTGATGCTACCTGCAGAATTATCTAAGATAGAAATGCATCGTCTCAGTTCAGAAGGTGTAGCGTGAAACACAGGACTATTCAGCTGTATGTTATTACGCTCAAGTAAATATGAAGTTTGTGCAAGCACCGGACACGACGAATCACATTGTGATTGCTCAAAACAATGTCCAGCAAAAATGCAGTTAACCATGGATGTTTAACCTCTTTAGAACAGGATTTCTAGACTGCTTGAACGATATCCTACTCTGTACACATTGTTTAGATATAGAAAGCACATCGTTGAACCCTCTGGCTACATATTGCTCAGGAGGCATAAATAGCGTAAGGAAAGGATCAAGAGTACCATACATCTCATAACGATGTTGAACTCCGGCGTCACGCTCAAGTAAGTAACGCCGCACTACATATTCTTTGATAAAATCGGATTGTTTAGGTATCACTTTAGATTCAACGAGTGAATCCCACACAGCCGAAACTGACATTAACTCGCCGTCAATCTCTATGTCGTGATAGAAACTAGACAACACATCCTCATTCCATCTCTTTAGCTTGTAGAAATGAGGGTACTTGATTATGTTTTCTCGGACTTGGTCGGCAGTAAATCCCTCAATCGGAATTATGCAGCCTAGATCATCATCATATTCTATTCCCGGACAAGGTTCATACATTGCAGCAGCTCGAGTCTGTATCATGTGATTAGGAAACAAGTTCATCAACTCAGCATCTGTCATCTTACTCATGTCTGTTGTTGCAGAAATTTCATTTTGTCGGGTAGGTATTTCAGGAAGTGTTGTGTATATCACAAACTTCTCACCTTGAAGATCTTGCATTGAGAGCCAGGGCTTACTGAAATCAAACAGAGGATATTTCGGTGCTTGGATATAGAGGTCCTCTTTCGGTGTGAATGACATCACACCTCGTTGAACAAGCGCAGCTGTCCTTGCTGTTGTGCTTGCTCTTGCGGGCCTAGGCTGAGTAACTCTACTAGATTCAACTCTGTTAGGTGCAGACTTAGCTGTATCAGAAGTAGGTGAAACATCCCACTCAATAGATTCTATACCTAACCAGTAATCACTAAGTGCCTCTTGTATAGCTTCTAAGTCGAACTCAGGAGGTATAGTATCAATAGGGTTATCAGTTTTCCAGTTAAACGGAGGTGTTTCATTGAACATAATGCAGTAAGTAAGAACATTAAGTGCATTCACAACCTTCTGCTTGTAGCTTCGTGTATTATGAAAATGATTCACCACATACAGTATTAAAGAACCGTGTACCTCGGTCAACTTTGCTTTGTATTGCTTAGGCACAGCATACCTTTCTGAAATATCAGTAAACTTTATTCGGTTTGTACTTGAATACATTAGCGACATATGTCCCTCTAGCTATTGAATGATGATGTGACCGTCACATTTGAGTGCTTGATCAAATCTATGTTACTTAACGATTTCAGGTCAGGTTGATAGAAAATCACTGTCTTTTCAACAGAATCTAACATGTGATGATAAAAGTTTCGATCATACACATGCGGCTTATATAAGCGTTCGAGCAAGATAGCTTCAGGAGTATAATCATTCGTGTATACAGAATCCTCAAAACTAGTGATAAAGTAAGGCATTGGCCATATTTCGCTGAAGTCTGAACTAATCTGTTGGATCCATTCATGCATCATATCCTGGTAAGTGTCTACTGTACCTTCGTGTGCATACGCACCAAATGCAATTATCATGATATCCAACCATCTAGAAATCCGATCTGCTTTGTACTTGAACTTAGGATTTCTGATCTCAGGGGTGAATCTAGCTGAAAACCATTCATTTGTCAATGAAGCAAATATTCCGAATTCAATAACACCGAAACTGCAGTTCGTGCAGTTCTTGAAAGCATGCGAATAGGTGTTAACAATAGTTTTACCTGAGTAAGATGTACTTATCTCTGAATAATCAACTAGATCCTCTTCATTCTCAGGAGAAGATAACTCGTCCAGCAACTTCTCTAGCTGCTGTGTGTATTTCTTGAGTTGATAACATCTTTGTCGAGTGTGATTTTGCAATGACCGCTTAGACGAAATCACATCGTTGATTAGCCCATGCGCACGAATTATGCTGTTTTCAGCAGACGCTATCTTATCGCTATTTGTTGTTGCCACACAAATGCCTTTCGTGAGAAAATTCAATAGCTGTAGATCTATGCTACTCAAGCTGTTTAGAAGTCAAGCTTTCGCGATTCGAGCCATGCGCCATATCTACGCTAGCGCTGGGTGTCTAGGCTTCTAGGCCATCAACTTAAGTAGCGTAGATCTACAGCTATTTTCTTTGAGTGCTCGACCTCGAAAAAGTGTAGGGAACTGTGTTGACCGAGCATACTGAAAATTATAATATATTTCATTCAAGAAATCAACCGAAATTTTCAAGAATTTGAATTTTTATTTTTTTCATCTGCGTTACTTAACGATTCTTAGTAGGAGATGCTTTTAAGCAGAAATCATTCAGTTCGGAGAGCTATCAATGCTTGAACACTGTCAATGAAAGAGCTATCAATGAAGAGATCTGTTCGGTTAGTTTCTTCAAGAGTTGAATAACAGATACTGAAGGGGTGGAGCGCAATATATAATAACTTTTTAGATTAAATTTGTAGATATACATCTGTTATTTATTATATGTGCGGTTTTTAGGCCAAACAGGACTAAAACCAGGAAATTCACAGGCCAGAAAGGACTAAATTAAATACTGATATAATAGTACCAGTGAATCGCAAACCACCATACTTCCGTTGAACGCCATGCTTTCGTCTAGCCATTGCGATCTCTGGTTTAACACCTACTTCAGTACCATGTTGTCGATTCCGATTTAGGCCAATCTGGCCTAAAAATATTTTTATAAACTTTTAGGCCAATCTGGCCTAAAATTACAAGGATTGCTAGAGATCGCTTTATTTGATTGGAGATGGGTCAAGGCTTGATTTTTACAGTGATTTATACTATAATCGTAAAGTAGGGTAACTGATCTAGAACTTTCTGTTCAAATATATTTACGGCTTCTTATCTGTTGAGAAGCTGGAAAGGGGATGAAGATAGCATATGATTGATTGGGACGCGATAAACTCGAAGTATCCGTCTAAGCTTGATAAGGACTCGCTCTCAGAAGCTGAGTATCGGAAACTTCGGACGATAGAGCTATACGACTACTTGCCGCAGACTTCATTAGAAGACAGAGCGAAGTATACAGATATCAGAGATGCGGTTGTAGAGCTAAACTACACATTTTTCGGCTATATTGCTAGCCATAAATTCATCAATAACTCTTCAGTTTCGTATGAAGATAAATTTCAATCGGCATTGTTTCATTTCTGCGAAATGTGGACAAAATTCAAGTTTGCTGCGAAGTACAGGACAGACCTGTCATTCGCAGTATTTTTTAAGCCCAGAATCACAGAATGTATGGAACGCGAACTGGATCAAGTTAAATATAGTTTGCGGAGAAGTTTATGTATGGAAGTAGGGAATCAACTCGGAAAACATTGGGGAAAGGTTACATATGATGATTTGAAGTTAGTAGATCTACCGCACGAGAAGATGGTAGCCTTACAAGCAGTATTCGGATCAATGTATGTAGCTGATCTTGAGACTCACGCAATGTTCATTGAGTCAAATGAAGTAGATCTAGGAGATTTTCCTGCATACTCAGAAAATTACAATTCAATCACAGATATGCTGATTCACGAGATGGTCACTGAAGAGAGACCTCTTACAGATAAAGATCTGAAAACACTTGCAAATCTTCTCGATTTACCTCTTGAGAAGCTGCAGAATCTATTGCCTGAAGCTATGGACAAGCTGCATACACAGCTACTCCAACGGCAAGATATAATTGAAACCTTTGCGTAACTAATTTAACGCCTCCGAGATGGAGTACAAACACAGTTAACCTATCATCTTTGGTGTGTAATATAACAATAGCAGCTCACCCGGTGTTTCGAGTGAGCTGCTATTATTATGTTGAATCTACTCGAGTAAATTCCGAAACTTGAATCAATCTAACAAGGTCTTTGCAAATCTCCTCGCCTGGTACTCTGTGATCCGGTGCACATCATGAGCTACTTTCCAATCTGAAAGCAGCATCCGCCATTCATCCGGCAGCTCCTTATCGCCAAGCTCTGCTCTTATCAGATTTTCTTCCTCTTCTTCCCTCTTTGTAAGATACTCGATCATGTGATTTAAGTACTTTATCGAAGATGAGAAGTTGTAGTTGCTGAAAGTAGTGCCGAGCTCCCTCGTGATGAGCACATTCTTAATCATATCGCTGTTAATAAAGGTAAGCGGTATGTACTCTCCTTCTTCCAGGTTAAAGTTCGCCCTGGATTTCTTTGCATTGTCGCTCCAATAAGCTGCACCGGAGTACTGTTTTTCAAGCGATATGTATATATCGCGCATTTCATAAGGTTCAACTGTTACATCTGTATATGCTCCGGGTGTGACATTCTTCAAAAACTCGTCAACAGTGGAGAATTCGTTCCATTTTCCAGATATCTCAAGTCTCTCGCGCCCATTGCATGTATATCTTGCAATATACGTGTCGGTCTTCTCAATGTAGTTCACTGGATAGATGGTGTTGTCGTCGCAGCGTACATCATGTGTCCTATCAGCATATCCGATGCCTCTGTCGTTGTTTCTTACATAAGGGCCATGTTCTGCTCTAAGACTCTGCGTTGTGAGAATGTCGTCACCTACTCGGATCTTACCGCTGTATTTCTCTAGTATTTCGGATAAAGTGCCATATCCCTTATCAGTCAACCAGTTGTCAGCCATTGAGAAGACAATATAGTGGCTGTTCTCTACTACTGATACATCTTTAGGCAGATTGATAAGACCTTTTTCTATGATTCCTTGAATGGTAGAGAAGAGATAAAATCTTGTTGCTACTTCGCTTTTGTCTGTACGATATAGATTGCCGATATCTACACCGTCGTCCACTTCGTCTTCATCATATGTCGGAGTGAGGAATGCATTGCCGTCATACAGCTTAAATCTCTCGTCGTCTGTCCATCCTATGTAGCAGTTGTCGCCGTCGCGAAGCAGGATTGCGATCATCATCCCGTGATACACTTCGTACTTTTCTATTACATTCTGCATTCCGACACTGAAGCCATCAGTAAATAGAGCTTGTCCGGAAGCATATGTTTTATTATCTCGTGTGATTCTGACGAGTGTTAGAGACTTGCCTGAGGGGAAGAAAAGGTCTCGCATATCGCTTCTTGCCTTTATCAGCTCCTCGAAGCAGGATTTACTTTCTTCGTCT